GGCTTCCCTGGCCAAAGGTCTGGCGGGGAAGGCTGCCATGGCCGGCACGTTCATTGGGGCCAAGCACCCCTCCTGGATGGCCGACGCTGCGGAGGAAGCGTTGAGGCTGAAGGCTCAGGGGGCTAATCCCAGGGAAATCTGGACCAGAACCCGCACCTTTACCGAACACCCTGGCGTTCCTGCGGTTCAGGAGATTTCAGACGCCAGGGCGGGCATAAACCAGGATGCCCTAAGGCAACCGTTCAGCGACGCGCCCGATTATCTGATTCGACGCAACCCCAACATAACCAATGAGGAACTGTACGACCACCCCAATCTGTTCCGGGGGTACCGTGAGTTGGCTGAGGGTAGGGGCAGCTATACGCAGGCGAACGACGTATTGCCTGCCGGAGAATTTTGGCCAAGAGATAACCGAGTAACGGTCAATGCCCAAAACTTGCGCCAGGGTAAGGGATTGTTCGCCCACGAAATGCAACACGGAGTGCAGCATGCTGAGGGGTGGCCTGCGGGGGGCAACTCCAAGTCCATATTTGACGATCCCCAGACGAGTCCCGTTGCTCAGGCTCTAGCTGCAGAGTTTGAATCTGCTGGAATGGCCCCAGCCGACGCCATGGAGAAGGCCGCATATACAACCTATCGTCGTCTGGCCGGAGAGGCTCAGGCCGAAGCAGCCAGGGCCAGGGCCAATCTGACGGATGCTCAACTTACTGCCAATTACCCTGGGGACTACTACCCTGTCCCCCTCAAAGACCTGCTGATACGCCGCAATACGGGCAATCAAGCAGCTGACGTGTTCGAGGCTCGATTCCCCGTGATAGACGGGACCCGACTGAACCAATTGCTTGGCGATAGCGGGTATACTATGAACGACAAAGCTAAGCAGGGACTGACTATGGTCAACCCTGAGGACTTTGTTAGGTCTACCACCATCCCCAAGGGGTACCCGTCTGCCATGGACATCAAGAACGAGGCAGGCAGGTTTGATCCCTACAAATTCGCGAATGAACCTCAATACCCCAGGCTCCAATTGGGAACCTTCCCACAAATAGAGGGACACGAAGGTCGCCACCGTATGGCGGCTCTGGCTCCACATACCAACAAAGTCCCCATGATTGTGGAACAACCTGGGTCCCCTGGGTTGTATCCCGACAAATTTTCAACCCTGTCCAATAAGTCGTATAACGGTCAATTTGAAGGAAGCAGCCCGGTTAACGTGGGCAACATTGACCCGCTGTCGTATTCCACTCCATATTCGGACCTGGAGAAGTATCTCACGAGCGTAGATATCCCCCTGAAGGACATAGGCATTTCCCTGAAGCCCGTAGGACCCAACGTGGCGCGGGAAGACTTGAGAGCCTACCGACAGCCCATCCCCAAGGGCAAGATTCCACCCCCCAAAACCAAGGAGTAGTCCATGGCCAGATACGTTATTGAAGATGAGGTTCCCCAGCCGGGGCGGTACCAGGTTGAGGAACCAGGACTTGTCGAGAAGGCAGGGAACTGGATCAGGGACACTTTCGGCGCTAGCGGCAACCTGAGAGGGTCTGCCGTTGGCGGGGTAATGCAGGGTATGGCCAACCCCGTGGTAGGGGTGGTCCAGCTTGGGGCTCATGCCCTCGGTATGGGGGACAAGGTTGACCCTGCGATCGCCGCCAAGGAGGCTGAGTACCAATCGGCTCGTGCTGGCGCGGGCAGGTCTGGGTTCGACGCCGCCCAGCTGGCCGGGGAAGTTCTCAGTCCGGCCAATCTCGCCCTGGGGGTGGGTAGTCGAGTCGCCCAACTCCCCTCCATGGGGTCAAAGATTCTGACGGGGGCCACTACCGGCGCCGTCGCCGGGGCAGCGGCTCCGGTCACGTCCGCTGAGGACCAACAGGACTACTGGACTACCAAGGCCAAGCAAGCCGCCACCGGCGCTGCCGTAGGTGGCGTGCTTCCCCCAGTAGTGGCGGCGGCTGGTAGGGTGATCAGTCCCAACGCTTCAGTCAACGACACGGTCAAGAAGCTGCTCAACGCTGGGATCAGACTCACCCCCGGACAGGCTCTGGGCGGACTCGCTGCCCGCACTGAGGACAAGGCCAGGAGCTTCTTTGGGCTGGGAGACGCCATCACCGCGGCCCAGAAGAGGGGAGAGTCTGACCTGAATCTGGCGGTGATCAACGGCGGTCTGGAGCTTGTAGGCCCCATGGCTCAGATGCCGTCCCGAGTGCTGAAGCCGGGGCACGAAGGCATTGCTCAGCTGAGGGATACGGCTCAGAGAGCCTACGACAATCTTGTTCCCCACTTGCACGCGGACCTGAACGACACGCAGTTCTACTCCAACATGCAGCTGCTCCGGAATCACATCGGACAGATGCCGCAGCAAGAGCAGGCTGCCATTAACCACATCATTGACCGCGAGATGGGACACCGCATTGACCAGGCTGGAAGGTTGGTCGGTACGAACCTTCAGGACGCCATGGCGGCGATACGGGATCATGCCTCCAGCTTCGGTCGCTCATCCTCCAAGTATGAGCGCGACGCTGGGGAGGTGTTGAAGGCAGTCCATGGAGAGCTGAGGGACTTGTTGGAGAGAACCAACCCTCAGTACGCCAATGAGTTCGCCAAGATCAACACCGCATATCGGGTTCTGAAGACAGCTGACCGGGCGGCGTCATCGGTAGCCTCCCCAGAAGGGGTATTCACCCCCAGCCAGTTTCATAGTGCGGTGAAGACTGGGGACTTCTCCAAGGACAAGCGAGCCTTCAGCGAGGGGGGAGCATTCCTTCAGAACCTGTCGGGGCCGGCCAAGACCATTATGTCCTCCCACTACAACGACAGCGGCACCGCGGGTCGGCTGGCCCTGTCCGCCGGGGCTGTGGCCAGCGGTCTGGCTTCTCCGGCCATACCTTTGTCCCTTCTCGCCGCGTCTGCTGCGTACGCTCCTGGCATTCAGCGTCAGATCGTCAAGGCTCTGACCTCCAGACCTGACTTCGCCAGACCGTTGGCTGACCTGCTGAACGTGGGGGGAACCTATGCTGCTCCAGGAGCGGCAGGGTTCTCCGCTGGGAGACAGTAATGGCCGTTGTAGTCTCTCCCCCACCGCCCAAGACCGACGGCAAGTTTGACGACTGGATGTACCTGTTCTGGAAGAAGGTGGTGTCCGCAGTCATCACCGTCATCGGCATTCCGGCTGGAGGCTCTGTCGGGGCTGTCCTCAGGAAGATTGACGGGACAGACTACAACGTTGAGTGGGGATACCCTGTGCTTGGGTATCTCGCCACGGAGGGCGCTGGTGGGGTGGTATATCAGTCCACCAGTAAGTCAACCAGCGTCACCTTGGATGCGAAGTGCGGAACGATCTTCATGGATGGGGAGGCTCTCAATGACTCCACCAGCGTATCGTTCACTATGTACAACACCTACCTAGAGGCCACCGACGTTATCGCCCTCACGATCAGGGATGGGGCGTCGTTTGGGTCGTACCTGACTCAGGTGGAGTATACCAACACTGGTCAGTGCTCCATAGCTCTGCGCAATATCTCCGGGGGAACGCTGAGCGAGTATGTTCAGCTGAACTTCGCTATCATAAAGGCATACAACTCATAAGGAACAACAATGCCGTGGGACGGAACTGAACGACGGGGGGCTGAGACCACCCAATACATGGCCTTGCAGGAACAGCTCAACCGACAGGACGACATCCTGCTCGACCTGCGGGACACTATCAAGGAGCACATTATCGAGTCCAAGGAAATTGGACCGGCCCTCCGGGAGCTGGTGACCCTATGGAAGGCCAGCAAGCTCCTGGGGGCGATATTCGCTGCCCTTGCTGCGGGGGCAGCCGGTATGTGGTCCCTATTTGTCTGGGCCAGAGAGCACCTGAAGTAAAGCCTCCAGGGGAAGCAGCCACAGCCGGGCGGTCCTGGCTGCGAGCATCTTCAATCGGGTCTTGATGGGCCCTTGATCCGGGGCATGGCCAAGGCCAGGTCTTCGACTGTGGCGATGTCAAGGACATTCTCTTTGTCCTTGAAGGCGGCCTTGAATGTGGGTTGTTGCACAAGTGCGCCGACAGCAGTGCTGGTCGAGGCCTTGGCAATGGCGTTGGCAGCGGCGATGCCGGCTGCGATGGCTTCTTTGTCAACTGCGGGTGTCGTCGTGGTTTTCTCCTTGGTTGCGGTGGTGGTTTTGGTTTCGGTTGCGTCGTCGTCAGCGGCTTCAAATTCCGGTTGCGATTTCAGTCCCATTTGGGTTCCTTTGTGGTCGTTTTGGGTAGTACAGGGTGTGATTGTAGCCACTACATGCCTGTTCGTCAACTTTTCTTCACAGTACACACTCCTTTCTTTAGTGTCATTGGTGTTCGTATTCAGGTTCCCAACCCGCTGTCCGAAACATCACACGGTAGGCCGTAGGCCATCCGGACGTGTTTAACTCTGGCGCGTAGCTGGTTCAAGTCGTAGGCTAATTTTTCCAGTTCAGCCCTTTCCACGGGAGTGTCTTGGGTTTTTGTTCCGTTAGCGAAGCCTGCTTTCCACGCTTCCCAGGCGTAGTAATTCTCACGCGGGTGGTTCCTGAGATCTTCATGGACCCTCCAGCCATACCTGGTCCTATGCCAATCGTTGAATTCTTGCCACAGCTTTTCATCTTGGTCCATCGTGTCGTCCTTTCTTTAGTGTCGTTGGTGGTCTTTCCCCCTCATAAGGGCAGTATTCAAAGTATCCGCCTTCCGAATCTTCCTGCAGGCACGTAAGGCATTCCGGGTGCATCTTGTTAGTCGATGCCTTACCATCAGAGACACTCATCCACCGCTCGTATTGTGCACCGACATCAATTTGTTCAGCGCAGTACGTGCAGCGGTGTGGTTTTCTGGCTGTTCTCTTTTCTGGTGGTGTGTAGTACATTGGCGATCACCACTGATCATGTCCAAGTTCAGCGGTGTCCCACCCCAACCACCACTGATGCTTACGACTGTACTCTTTAAGTGAGTGATCGGGTTCGGGGTTGGCGTCCCGAGGCACCCCCTCCTTATGAGCAGAGTACCCTTTTGATCGAACCCACTTGTCTTGTGCGAGAAGATAACTCCTCTCACCTTCGTATGCTTGGCACATTTCTAATCCCCTTCATTGAAAAGGATGCGCTTGAGAAGCGTGCGAACGAGCTGGTGTTCTGCTTTTTTGCCTTGCGCCCGAGCCTTTTTGCTCCGACGGTTGCGGTAGGTTTCGCAAGGAAACTTGTCGTGACCGGGGCAGCAATCGCAATCCCCGCGGCGAAGCTGAAGCAGTTGCCGTTTCATCTTGTTCTCCAGTGATGCACGGCGGACGCGCCGTGCTAGGTGTTAATGTAACCAGAAGGCATGCATCGCCTTCCTCGTCTTCGTGCAGGTCCACGTCGTTGTCGAACACGTCGTCGTCGATGCAGACGTCCCAGAAATCTTCCTCAGTCTCCGTCCTGGGGTCATGGGGGTGACCGGTACGCCTTCCCCACGTCGATTCGTCGCCCGGTCCAGGTAGTCTGTCGCTCATGACCTGCCCCTCTCGCGCAACATATCGTCTGCAAGGTCATAGCTAAGTTTTGCGAGGTTGATCCCAAGCCCCGCAGAGGATGGGTGTTTGTAGTGCGAATGATTAGAAAGCCACCCCCTCATAGCCCCCTCAGCAAAGTAATCCCGGAGCGTCATGCCAGGGGATGCTGCGCGACCGGTGTTTTCTTCCGTAGCCGGGAATGCCGGTCCTCCGTCGTCAATCATTTGCAAGTCATCTCATGATTGTCCTTTCGTTAGCTTGTACCAGTCTGTGCCTGAGGGAGTGTTCTTCCGCATCAGACGAACCAGCAGGTCGATCTCGGCTTGGGCCTTGTTGACTCTGTTGAGGGCGGCGCACTCAGAGCTGTAGGCAGCGGAAGTTATGCGCTGACACTCCACTAGTCGCTCGTTGGCGTGAATTAGCTCATATACGGCTGACGACATGCGGTCGGCTGGAGATACTATTTCTTCGTCGTTCGGTCCAGGTATGTAGTTCATGACGTTATACCGAAACAGAAACCTTGATTGCGGAAGCCGCCGCTGCGATGGCGTCTTTTGCCGCCTTCTCGATGTTATTGGCGATCACCTTGTTGATGTCATTGACCGCTGACTTCGCCGCCTTCTCCATAGAGTCCTTGATGTAGTTCTTCATCAAGACGGTAAGGCGAGGGCCACATGACTTCCAGTTGTACGAGTCCCTCGCTTCGTGTTTGGCCTCTCCGTTGAAGTTCACTTCCTCGCTCATGTATGACTCTGCGCGTGAGGCGATGTATTCCTTGAACGTCATTGGCGGCGACTTCGGCTCACCATATGTGTTTGTGCGGCGCATATCTGCCGACTCAATCATTTCGCCGACTCGCGGAATCAAATGCGCCGCAGCCAGCGCGGCGATCTTTTCATCGACAGCCTTCTGAATGCGAGCCTCGATTTCTTTCTTGAATCTCGACGCGTAGCGAATCTCTTGCTCGCTGTCGGGGTCGAATCCGCTGCAATTCAGCAGAACTTCAACCGCTTGATCGACTATCCGGTCGCCGAGCGTTTCAGCGCTGATGCCGAGCGCTTCGAGAGTCTTGATGTCCATGATCTAGCTCCACAAGTAAAGGTAGCAAAAGGCGCCCACCGCCACCAGTATGACCGAGTAGCAAATCCAGAATGCTCTGGTCGCTTCCCGGTCGTACAGGTAGTGGGCTTCATCCTCGAACATCTCCTCCCATTCCTCGGGGGTGATGCCGTCGATCAGGAACCGGCGCTCACCTTCGGACAGGTGGTCAAGGGCGTCGAGCGGTACAAACTTCCCTGGTCTGTCCTTCCCCCAAACTTCAGGGTCAATGTCAATCTCCAACGTATGCTTCTCCCCTGAGAATGGGGAAGTCCTGGTAATCCTCATTTTTTGAACCCTCCACGGTTGATCGAGACTCTAGTATATCCTGTTTGTTACTACTCAGGAAAGAGGTTTATCCTGTTTGGGAGTCGGTTATAGCCCCGTAGGGGCGCTATAGGAAGCGCCCCTACCCTTACCCCTACCCCGAAGGGAAACGGCCCCTCTAAGGGCCGTCTACGCGTTACCGGGCCGAATCCGCTAGACTCGCCGCATAGTCGGCGTCCGATTCGCGCTGCTCAGCTACCTCGATGTACTTCTGGAGGAAGTGGCGGGCCTTGTACAGGTCGTCAATGCCGTTCTTCTTCCTCCACCTGGTGACGTACTTGGTGATCTGACCCTGGAAGTAGTCAAGGTCGTTGGCCACAACGAAGTCCCAGTGTTGAATAGGGGAGCGATAGTGGGTTCCCCCCACCTGGGTGTTATTTGCTTCCGTAGTAATCACGTTCAATCTCCTTGATAATTTCAAGCACGATAGGGGTGGGCTCGTTCTCCCGCAACCAAGTGAGTCCGCGCTCCAGCACCGCCTCCATGGGAAAGTTTCCCATATGAACCTCTTCCAACGACTTGAAGCAGAGGTCCAGCATGTCCGCCTGCTTCAGCAGCTTGGTCTCGCAGGGGGTGAGGCTGGCTTCGTATGGGAAGTGAAACTGCTCCAGACGCTTCAACGCCTTGGCCAGACGCGGGCTTTGCCACTTGGCCGTGGCCGGAACGTCGCCGGTGTACTGCTCCGCCAGATCGTGGTACAGCGCTGCCCGCAACAGCTCTACAGACATCTCGTCGGTGAGTACCGTGAGCAGCAAGGCCACGTTGCAGGAGTGGTGTCCCACCGTCTCGGGAACGATCAAGTCCAAGGTGTGGAATCGCTTGACCTTGGCTCCCGACCGCATCTGTTGTACCTTCTCAAACGTCGTCATTTCAACCTCCGTTGTATCCACTGAGTACAGGCCAACTTCCAGGCCTCGTCTTCTATTGCGTCAACCCAAGCAAGCGCCTCTCGCCCCATACCCTTCTTGTAGCATTGCCAAACCCGATACATGGGGAACGCTACATAGTAAAACAGGCCGTTCTTGCACTGGAACGGGATTTCTGGGGCCATCAGAAACGTGTCCAACTCGGAAAACCACGTATCGGGGTGGTTGACCAGGACGTGGGTGATCAGGCCTGGGTAGGGGTTGCCGGGGTCGGTCAGAGTGAGCAACTCGAGGTGGTTCTTGACCTCGGGGTACAGGTGCATATTGTTGCTGAACTGGTTGTACTCCCCCACGTCGCAGCCAATCATGGCTGCCAGAACCTCCTGTAGCATAGACATGTGGACGGCGTTGGCCCCGTATGCTCCCCACACAGCATCGTTGGACCGGCAGCAAACAGTCATGTGAAGGCTGTAGCGGTCCCTGCGGAAGTAGGCGTGGGTGTTGCACGGAATGTCCAGACTGTCTCTGCCCAAGTCAACGTCCCCATCCCACATGGCCAAGACCGCTCTACGGGTGTTGGGGTCATTCTTCAGCATGGAGATTAGCGTCTGAAGCTGGTCATAGCCGAAGTGAGTTCTCCACCGGTAGCCGTATGCTCCGTCGAAGTCCCCCTCAGCGTTCGCATACTCATTCATGCGACCGTTGAACTGAGCCACGAATGTGCTGTCCCGGCGTCCGCCAAGCATCCACAACCCCTCCATGAAGTGGAAGAACGGGTTGGCGTCTCGCTCAGGACAGAACAGCACGCGCTCCTTGGGACGCATGTAGGTAGTGACCACCGGGGTAGGAACCTGGATGACTGGGCCGTTTCTGGAGTCGCCATTCACCCCCGCCTTTTGAAGCAGACTCATGCCCTGGTAGAAGGCGTCGTTCACGTTCTTGGCTAGAATTGTATACATACTACGCCCCTCCGTTGTACTTGGTTCTGGAGTGCCCTCGAGTCCACTTGTGAAACTCGCAAAGGCAGTTCTGAACGTTCTGAGCGTCAAGGCCCAGACTGGCCAGCAGCTCGTCCTGAAGCCGGTTCACCTCCCGTTGGAAGTCTTGCTGGTTCCAATACGTGCCGGCGCACTTACCCAGCAGTTTGTTCAACCCTTCCATCGACCCCGGACCTGGGGCGCAAAAGTACCAGTAGTCAATGCTGGGGCCCAGATACTTGGTACGCTTCAAGTCCGCCACTACTTGTGCGGCCATGAACGTGCCGATGCGGGGGAGAGTCTGGAGTTGCTTCCAAACGCCCAAGCAGGTCTTCTCCAGGGGGAAGTCCAGAGCATCTACTGTGCGACATACGGACTCGTGCTTGGGGGAGCCGTCCATCTCAGCGGTGATCATGTATGCTCCGGTCCAAGTCTTGTCCCCACGCTTGATGCGCTCGCCGATGGCCTTGGCGTACTTCTCCTGGTCCCACTCCATGGGGAACCCGATCTCAGCCAAGGTAGCGGGCCAGTTGATCATGCGGGACAGCAATATGGCCCGGGGCAGATTTGGATGGCGTTCGTGAGGCCGAATCCAGCGCTCATAGATCCACAGGCTGACGGTGTCGTCGTTGCGGTTGATGTTGCAGAATCTGTAGGTCTGCAGCACCTTGTCGTCCGTCCAGGGCTTGGGCTGCCCGCTTTCCTTCTTGAGCCTGACCAACTCTCGCTCATTGACGAACCACAGAAACTTACCCAACATGTCTTGATTCATACGGCTACTCCTGGATATAGGATATTCATAAGGTCTTGCCCCCCGTCAATGTCCACGACGGTCTCGCCCCTTGCGGTGAGCTTGTCCTTCAGGGCCTGGATAGGCTTGACGCGATTGCGTGTGTTGGCCTCATCGAAAGGTCTGGTGTTGCCGGCATCCAACCGGCGCTGTCTGACCCGGGCCACACACTCATCGATGGGGGTATCCATGAACGCCCAGACCTTGTCCTGAGGAAGGGAGTCCAAAAACTTGCCCACCGCTCCGTGGTAAGTGGAGATGAGTAGCCCCTCGAACAGGAGGTGTCCCTGCTTGTGGTACTCTCCGATCAGCCTGATCAGCTCGTCGGTGGAGGCGATAGTGTCCACCCCTCCGCACTTGTTGCCGTAGCTGCCCAGGACGTAGGTGGGTAGGTAGTTGAGTCCTACGCTGATCTTGTACGCTTCGGGCTTCTTGTACGGCTCCACATGAATGGGTACGACGCCCTCGGCCAGGTCCATGAACTCCCTCACCGCTGTGGTCTTACCGCTGCCGCTAGTTCCGTGTAGCTTGACAATCATCATTCGCTCCCGTTGTTGATCGAGACTATAGTATACTATGAGATTCTACATCAGGACTAGCTATCCTTTGTAGAGCACATAGAAGGTCTTGCTGGTCTTTGTCCTTCCGAGCCAGAACCTTGAACACGTGATAATCCAGAGTGTTCTTGGCCATGAGGTAGTGGATCGTAACGGTCTTGGCCTCCTGACCTTGTCTCCACACGCGAGCGTTGGCCTGGTCATGCATCCCAAGGTCCCAAGGAACCCCCATCCAGCATACAGTGCTGCAGGCCCCCTGTAGGTTGAGACCGTACCCAGCCGACGCTCCGTGCGCGACCAGTACTGGAATCTTCCCGGCGTTGAACTTGTCCACTATGTCCTTCACCCCTCCTCCGTCGCTGAGGCTGGGAACAGGACCCAACACCTTGCGAATGCGTTCCAGATCGTGGACAAACTCATAGAACACCAGCAACGGCTCCCCCTGAAGCTCGTCCACAATCTCTTTCAGAGCATTCACCTTGGCGTTGTGAATATGCTCCGGGCGTCCGTCGGGCAGGTACAACCCTCCATTGGCTATCTGGCGGCACCGCATACCGGCCACCGCGGCGTTGGGAGACATAACCTGCTCGCCGCTCTGTAGCATGACCAGAAACTCCCGCTCCATGGTCTTGTACAGGGCGTAGTCGTCCTTGGACAAAGTCACCTCTATGGGGTTCTTGATCAGCTCGGGCATTACCAGACAGTCATCCTTGGACATCCTCAGAATGAGCGGCGCTATGGCCTTGTATATGCCCGCTTTGTTGCTCTCATGAACCTCCCACCCGTAGCCGTCGAAGCTCTTCACGCAAAATGCCTTGTGGAAGTGAGAGGGGTTGGGTCCAAGGGCCGCGCCCCTATCCAGCAGATATATCTGCGACCACACATCTAGCAGACCGTTGGGGGCCGGGGTGCCGGTAAGAATCCACCGGTACTTGTACCGATACAACACGTCGGACAAGGCTCGGAACCGCAGTGAGCTGGCGTTCTTGAACATGCTGGACTCGTCGATCACCAGCAGCTGCATCGGCACCTTGACGAATGATGGGTTACGGATCAGCGCCTTCAGACTTTCAGGGTTGATGCCGTATATGTCCGCCTCAGGTAGAGGGTTGGTGGGGGTCACCTTTACCCCGTTGAGGTTGGCAAACCTCAGGTGGCGAGTAGTGTCCCACTTGGCTATCTCTGACGGCCACACGTTCTCCAGAACCCGGATTGGGGCCGCTATCAGCGCCTTCTTGACGTGACCCTCCGCCATCAGGGCAGATATGGCCGTCAGCGATATGACTGTCTTACCCAGTCCCATGTCTAGGAACAGTCCTGCCCATTGCCGGCTGAGGAGAAACTTCACCCCCTCGTCTTGGTATGGTTTGAGGTTCAGCTTCATGCTCGTACCCAATCGTACAGATCCACCTCTGGGGGCAGAAGCGGTCGCAGGTTGTACGGGTCAGCTCCCAGAGATAGGTGGTTGTGAAGTATGCCGTCGCCAATGACGTGGACCTTTGTTATGAAGTACCCCTTCATCAAGCACAGCACGGTCTCTGCCTCCGAGGGTCCGCAGGGCCGGTCGTAGGTGGGAGGGGCAAGATACTGCTTGATCTCGTCCACCACTATCTGTAGCGCCTCGGCCAATGACTTGTCCGGCCAGAAGGCTTTGGCGGCCTTGGCCGGCTCGCTGGGCAGAAACTTGTCCGCTCCTGAGTAGTCCACAGGAAGGCCCATGCACCGGTCAAGGTAGTCGCAGGCCTTCCAAATGAAGTACGGTCCAAACCCTCTGATGTCCGAGAATCGCTGAGTCACCTCAGCCAGCGTTCGACCTTGGAATCGTTTGAACGCAAACCTGGGGTCAGGGATTTCCCGCGACAGGTCGGATATGGAGTTGAGACCGTTGGCGGCCTTGAAGTGCCGACGCTCCACCCCTCGCTTACACGCTGAGAAGTTGTCGATCACGTAGTCCCAGAACTGGTTGGACTCCACCGCCGCAGCCTTGGCGGCCTCCCCCACGTCGTAGAACATCAGCATGTGAAGACAGAACTGGTTCGCCCAACCGTCCCCCCACAACATCCTCCCTTTATGAATCATGGTGTAGGTTGGGTCAAGGTCGTTGATGCGGATCAGCTCCCGGGCCAATACTTGCCAAGTGCTAACCTCCATTGGTGAGTTCATCTATGAGCCTCCTTCCCTTGTAGTGATCGTCCACGACCTCAACCCGCATACCGTGACCTCGCAGGACGCCGTGTACAAACTTCTGAAGGGGAGTGGGTTGCTCTCCGAGCCTCTTGAACTCAATGAACAATACTTTCCCGTGAAAGATGAAGAGGCGATCAGGCCAGCCTCTTCTGCCTTTGAGGTTCATCTTCAAGACTTCGCAGCCTTTGCTCTCTGCGTAGTCGCACACTTGAGCCTCTACCATCTTCTCCAGAGGATTAGCCATGTTCGCACGGTCCCGACTTGGACTTGGCGTATGCGCACCACCTACACGCCGACGCCGATGGAGTGGCGGGGTAGGACTTGGCGTTGAGCTGTAGCAAGGCCCGAGCGTTCCAGAACATCTTCAGCCCCTCCAGCTGGTCTCTCGTGTAGGTGGTTACCTCCCCCGCCCCGCACAAGTACAGGGCGGAGGTCACCACTTGGGATACGTCGGGGTACCTGAGCAGCCCCATCACGGCGTAGAGCTGGAGCTGATCCTTGTGCTCAGGATACTCCTTGCCCGACTTCAGGTCAATCACGTACAGCGACCCATCGAGAACGTAGTGGATGTCTACCACCGCCTTGATGAGCGTGTTCTCGTCTTCCTCGTGCGGATACTGCAGGTTCCAGTCGCGATCGACCAGCCACACTTCCTCAGCCTTTGCCTCCAACTGCTTGTAGATGCTGAGGAAGTCTCTGATGGGGTACAGCTCTACCGGAAGCTGGGCGAACGGCAGCTTCCCATTGAGGAAGTCTTCGCAGGCCAAGTGGAGTCGGGTACCTCGACGCGACGCCGGGCTGGAGTTGTCTATGCGCTCCCCGGACAAGTAGCTGAAGGCATACTCTGCCGGGCAGTTCTCGAACGTGGTCAAAGCGCTGTAGCTAGTTCTTGTAGGCTTCATTTGTAGTCTTTCATGTCGGCCCAGTTCGGACCTATCTTGATGGTGGCCCTCATAGGTATGTCAAACTCCCCAGCTTCCATAGCGGCTTTGAGGATGGCCACTTCGGACTCCAAGTGCTGGGGGGCAACGCTGATACAGATTTCATCGTGTACGGTGGCAAGCAACCTACCGTGCTTTCTGGTCCTATCGTAGTTGATGATGGATTGCTTCGTCTGGTCGGCAGAGCTGCCCTGGATCAGATAGTTGATGAGTACATAGTCCTTGTTCCACACTCTGCCGTCGATCTGGACTACCGATTCAGGGGCGTGGATCAGTCTTCCTCCCCAGGTTCTGACCGGTTGCTTGCTTCTTGCCCTATCCTCAACGCTGTACATGAAGTCCTTGACCCCTGTAAGGGTACTCAGATAGGCTCTCTTGATAGCTACAGCCTCGTGAGTGGGGCAAGCAAGTCGTTGAGCCATGGTGGCGGCTCCGGCCCCGTACAGGATGGAGAAGGCAGTGACCTTGGTATGCTTGCGCGTTATGTTCATACCAGTTTGGTCAGATATGATGCTCGCCGCTACGGCGTGTACATCGGCTGCCGGGTCTGAGTCATAAATTTCCTTTATGGCCCCCTCTGCGAAGTGACCCAGCATTCTGATCTCTTGAGAGTGGAAGTCGGCGCTGACGAACACCTCCCCCTCGTCTGGGAGCACATACCGGCGTATGCGAGGATAGGGCAGATACCCGCTTGGGGGTTCCATCTCAAACTCGGTGGGTATGTTCTGGAAGTTGGGGTCAGAACTGCTCAGCCGGCCTGTCTTTGCCCCATACTTCTCCCCCTTCACCTGGTTCCAAGACGGGTGAAGCATTCCTCCGGCCTTGTCCGCCTTTTCCAACCACGGGATCATGAACGTGCCGAGGCAGGTTTTCAACGTGGCCCGGTAGTGAAGCAGCTCCTGTAGTCGGTCGTGGCGTATTACCTGCTTGAGCGTTTCCTTGCTGGTGCTGTACTTCTTAGTGGGGGTCAGCGGCCACTCGTCCAGCGGCACGCAAAACCCGCCATACTGGATGGCGGTAGCGAGCTGTACGCCAGAGTCAATGTTGAACTCATCGTTGTTCTGGTGCAGGATGATCTTCGCTTCGAGGGTGGCCCGGTCAAACTCGGCTTGGTACTTGGCTATGTCTGCTCTGAGCTGTTGAACGTCGCACCGTATGCCGACCCTCTCGTTGGTCATTAGCGGCTGCATCAGCTGAACTTCTCTGAGGTACGCCTCTTCCATACCCAGCTCTACGATCTTGGGATGAATGCGGCGATATAGCGCCAGGGTTCGGTCTGTGTCGCCGGCGGCATAGTTGCCTACCAGCTTGCCTGGAGCCTCAGATATGTGCGCCCCCCACGACTTGGAGTTGGACGGTACTTTGCCGTGGGCTACAAGCCAGTCTCGTACAGCCTCCTGCTCTGACGGGGGAAGTCCCAGAATGCGCTCAGCTGACGGCTTCAGCGAGAAGGTGGGGGCCAGAGGGTCGTATAGGAAGATCAAGAACATGGTGTCCTCAATCCTGGCCGAGCAAGGGATGGGGAGTCCAAACCACTTCCTTACTACTTCCAGATCAAACTTGGCGTTCTGAAACAGCAGCTGCTCGCTAGTGCTCCAAATCTCGGCGAGAATGAGCTGAACATATTCCTTGGAGCAGTTATTTTCCGACGGGTGTCCCCAAGCAAAGTACAACGATGGCAAATCAGCATACTTGATCGACACTCCCACAGGCTCTGGAGGGTAGTTGGGGTATGGCTCTATTGCCTTGGTTTCAAAGTCAATTACGTACACGACGTTCTCCTGAGAGGTGGGACAGGTGATTGGCTGTAGCTTTCCTGCACGCAGCCTCGGTTCCTTTCCTAGTAAATGAGGTCATTGGCAAAGCGCCCCCAGACCGTTATGGGTTAACCACCTGTCCCTGGTTGGTTAAAACTTCTTGCCGGTCTTGGCGGGAGCTGGCTCAGCTGCCTTCTCCAAGTCGTTCTTGGGGTAGGGGAACCACAAGCCGGTATTGGCCTCCGCCTCCGCCATCTTGCTGAGCACTTCCAGACGGTTGTCCGACACCAGCCCTTGGAACAGGAAGTTCACCTTGAACTGGCTCTTGAGGTCTGGAACGACGCTGAGCTCAGTGATGACGCCCCAAGACGGGCGATTCACCACGTTGCCGATCTGGACCACGTACTGGCTCCAGTTCTTGACCGACGTCACCGGCAGGCGAGCGTACCACACCTTGTGGGACAGCGTGTCGTCCGACGTGAGGATTTTGGCGTCGACAAGGGCAATGCGGCGAATGTTCTTGCACGCCTTGGGCTGACCCTTGGCTTCCGGCCACTTGTTGTGGGGACAGCTGGCGCACTCGAAGTTCTGCTTGCTCGTCACCTCGTCGGTGGGCTTCATGTCATCCTCGTTGTGACCCAACGCCCAGCAATCAGGAGACACCAGAGTGGTGGGGTCAAACTTCCTGGGGAAGTAGTCATTCTCGTACAGGCTGGCGAGGACGACGCACTTGATCTTGTTGCCGGGGATGGGTTGATCGTCGATCGTGAGAATGCCGCTCTTGAAGCTGATAAACGACGACGGTGCCCGCTCGTCTTTCACGGCCTTGGCGGCGGCTTCCGCCATCAACTTGACGTAGTCCACAGGAGTTTCGATGCTAGTTTCCATGCTAAGTTCCTCAGTTAGTGCGTAGCAGAGTCTGCTGCTACTTCAGGATTGCTGGTACACTTCCTCCACCGCGGCCATAAGCTCGGCATATCCTGCCTTGTGAGCAATCGGTACGGTGAAGTGCTCCCGCAAGTCTGGGTAGTCGTCAGGGTACTTGACGTGGTTGAGGAAGTCCTCCCACTGCTCGTCCGTGCCCTGAAAGCCATTCTTGACTATGAGAAGGTTGGCGGCTATCCTTCCCAGTTGATGCGGAGTGGCGGTGCCCGCCGACTCCGCAATGCTTTGAGCCTCTTGGATCAGATTCACTCCGGCACCTCTATGCGGGTCCAGAGCGCTGGACCTAGGACCTCGGCATTCGGACAAGCAAACACGGCTTCTTCCGATGTACTGTAGAAGTGGTAGGTCAAGCAGAACCTGCCGTCTGAATCCTTAAGGATGTACTGGTGCATTACGCTAGGCTTCGGCTCCGCGATGGCGTATTCAAACCTGAAAAAGTCAAACCAAGAATCGTGCTTGGGAGTGAACAACGTCCAGGTTTTGTCGTCGCCTTTCCTGCGAACCTTCAGAGTCTTACCCTCGATCGCTGCCGCGAGGATAGCGGCCTGTTCTTTCAGAGTCATATGAGCTTCCTTTCGTATGGGTTGCGAGGTACAGCCTATGACGTCCTGGGGTCAAGACGTCATAAGATGCTACTTGCGATACTGCTTATTCATCAGCTCGTCTTGGTCCATACCGAACAGTTGGTACTTGCCGGTGGCATAGTTGTAGTTGTCGTTATACATGGGGTGGTTTGGATCCCCGTCGCAGAACAGTCCGGCCTTGTGTTGGGCTCTAAGCTGTTCGTCTGCTTCTTTCATGGCTCTGTCCGCGTAGAGCTTTGGAAGGTCGTAGTTCATTGCTATCTCCTGGTTTTGGCGTATTGGGTGACCTTCTCCACCATATCGTCGAGAACCCTCTTGATATGGGTTCCGCTGTTCGCAGCGGACAGCTCAGCCAGCGCGTCGTATGACGTAGTCCAGCCGTAGTCGGACCTGTAGAGCAGCTTATTGCACTTGCACGCCTGCATCAGCATCTTAGCTTGTATGGAGAACGGGGCGCGCTGATATGCGATCGACACGTACTTGTCCATGAAACGTTTGAACGTTCTCAACTGCTTGACGCCCTCCTCAGCCGCCGGAAGTTCAACTCCGTCATACGCCTTGAGGGTGGCTCTGATCGCATACGGGATCATGAACGGGGCATCCTCGCTCTCGCTGTGGCGTTCCTCGGTGCCGATCTGGGCCCGCAACGCCACTACCGCGTTGCCCCACGAGAAGGTCAGGGGCGTAGTCACCGACACCGCTATATGGGCGTATGGTCCTGAACGGGTCACTTCTACCTTGGCGTACCTGTCTTGTCCGTTGGACACGATCTCTTGAGGGGTTTCCATGTTAATCTCCTGAGTTTAGGGGTTCAGTGTAGGCAGGGTTGCCTTAACTACCTGCTCTTGGGAACAAGTAGTGATCGGTCCCTACGACACCATCACCGTGTAGAAGATGGCGGCGAAGACGACCTGGAATGGATTCTCGACGGACAGGCCGCTACCCTGGAGGTGCTTCAGTCCCTCCAGGGTAAGGTTGTGGATGATCTGCTTAGCTTCCGGAGTGGCCCTCTCCGTCAGGAGGTTGTAGAGTTCCTCTGGCATACCGAACTCCAGATAAACGTCGAGGATGTTTTCAGCGGTGATAATTACGGTCTGGGTCATGTTTCTCTCCTGAGATTAGGGGTTGGGTACAGGCAGGATTGCCTTAACTACCTGCTCTTGGGAACAAGTAGTGATCGGTCCCTACTGGGGCAGGACTTCCACCGGAATCCTGTAGCCGAGGATATTCAACTTGCCGTCTTTGATCTCCACGTTCTTGTAGTAGTCGCTGGCCTTGTTGAACCACTCAGCGCCGACCTTCTTCTCATACCGCACCGACAATGGTTGAATTTTCAGCCGGTAATGGGTACCCTTGAAGGTCAGCTGGAAGTGACCATAGCGATCTTCCTTCCAGATTGGGGATTGACGCAGAGCAGCAACGAGTTCGGTCTTGGTCATCTTGATCTCCTGAGTTGAGGGGTTTTGTACTTCGAGCTTCTAGTCTACTCCGGTTTTTGAAAGACCGCTAGTGGGTAATGGTGTAGAAGGGAGGGTTTTTGGCTATAGTATACGGACGCGCGCGAGCAGGTTATACACACTAAACCTCTTGACCTTTTGACTCGCCCACACTATGATAGTCGTTCGTTCTCATCAACTACATGGAGATTATCGTGAAAAGTTACGCAGGCAGGACCGTCATTTTCGGCGGTGGGTTGGAAAAGGAACGCATCCTGAGCGAGTACAAGCGCATCAAAAACGGCACCGAGGTGAATGTCAAGGTGAACGACGTGGACACGGTCGCAATCGTGGACCGGGCGAGCAAGTACACCTACCTGAACATCGACGGCGTTGACCTGTCCTTCACCGGCGCGGCGGTCGAGGGTGCGGAGTACTCCACCGCTCCTTGGACGTCCAAGGTTGCTCCCAAGAAGGTCAAGGTGGAGAAGGTCGAGAAGGTTGAGAAGGTCGAGGACGAGGCCGCCGCCGCCGCTGAGGCGGTCGAGGATCAGGCGGCGGACGAGGCCGCCGCCTGATCCTCTAAACTGCCCCTGGTTTCTCCTGAGCAGGGGAAAGTTTAAGCCTCACCTCCGGGTGGGGCTTTTTTACGCATAAAAATCCCTACTTGTACATATCTTTCGAGCGTAGAATAGAAGGTTCTCAGCCCCTAAGCCCCTGATTCTGTTGTACTTTCCTTTATTCAGGAGGCGTTATGTCTACAGTATCGCAAATTCCCACTCCGATCAACTTCTTCCAGACTTGGACAGCCTCACAAGGCCTGACCGCTGAAGATGTAGCTCTGATGAGGCTCAAGTTGGTCTCTGCTACCGACGCCTCAGCCTTCCTTGGCTTCTTCCCATCGTTCGACGTTTGTATCATCCCCTACCCTGGCGAATCCTTCGTCAGGGCAAGACCCATGACTACGGTACGTAGCGGGCAAGCAAAGTACCTCAGCCCCAAAGGTAGTGGTGGGAGTCCCCCATACCTACCTGCCTTGTTTGATTGGAACGACCTTCGGGTGGATGTATCAAAGCCTCTGGTCATCACCGAGGGAGAGATCAAGTCATACTGGGGCTGTAAGACCGGCATTCCCACTATCGGCATCGGCGGCGTTGGTATGCAGGCGACGCTGTTTGACGGCCGCATAGAGTGGTCAAAGCGTGACGTATACCTCTGCTTCGACCATGACGGATTGGGGAGCAGGGAGTTCAAGCCCGGAGTGGCTCACGCCCTAGGTAAGCTGAGCAGCCGCTTGATCTCGTGCGGGGCGAAGGTCAAGGTGCTCTACCTGAGCGACGTGGTCAAGGATCAGAAGCTGAAGTGGGGCCTGGACGACTACCTGCGCGCTGGGGGTACATGGCCAGAGCTGTTGGCTACCGCCAGCGCTCCCCAGGCTTGGTGCTCTATGCTTGCCGGTCTGTTGGAAACGTGCGTGTACGTAGTGGGTACAAACCAGACGCATATCTACAACCTGGACAACGGTAGTCGCAAGTCGCCCAAGGATTTCCACGACGCCCACATCAGCCTGCGTAAGCTCGGGGTGGACGACAAGGGAAAGGTGGTGTACGAGCAGGTTAGTCACCAGTGGGTCAGAAGTCCTGACCGCCTCACCGCGGTGGGGTATTGTCTGGACCCTCTGAGGCCTCACGGATTCTCTGACGGTTGGGTCAATCTTTGGAAGGGATACCCAACATTCGAGGGTGGGGCGGATGTAGAGGTGTTGAGGATGTGGCAAAAGTTCATGGAAGGCCTGTTCGGGGAGCATTGGAAATGGGTCGGTCTATGGGTGGGGCACCTACTTAACCGACCTCAGGAGCGGTGTAATCAGGCCGTTATGTTGGTTACCTCAGTCCAGGGCATAGGAAAGTCCCTGTTTGGGGACATTGTTCGCGACCTTTGCGGCCCGCACGGACTGGAAAGTACCAGCTCTCGCATGTTTTCTCAGTTCAACTCACAGGAAGAGGGCAAGACTTTCGTGGTCGTGAATGAGCTGGACGTCAAGTTCAACGCCAAGGAGGGTCAGCTGAACGACCTTTTGTCGTCCGAAACAGTGTCTATTGAACAGAAGGGCAAGGATGTGATCTCACTTCCCAACCTTCGTAGGTGGTTTTTTACAGCAAACGCATCGGCTCCCTGCCGTCTGAGCGCAGGTCAGAGACGGGTATTAGTGATCAACCCTCCCAGAGTGGTGGCGGATACTCGGGGTGAATGGGGAGACTGGGTGAGAAGCTCAGTGAAGCTGATACGTCGTAGTGTTGGGCGACTTGCTTCAGTACGGTGGTGGTTTGACGACTTATGGGCCAGAGAGGGACAGGGGTGGGACTCCTGCGCACCCGTCCCGATTACTCAGGCGGCTCTGGACGCAGCTGAGGCGAGCAAGACCGACTCACAGATCATAGCGGAGCATATGTACGAATTTATGGTCTCGGCAGAAGGGTGCGGAGCAACTCACCCTGACCTTCGTAAGCAGAATACCAAAGTGTGGGGAGAGGTTACAATGCTAGTTCGCTCACATGGGGGAAGATGTTTGCGTAAAAGCGTCAAGGAAGATGGGAAAGTCAGGGAGTACATTGTATACGACTTATGGGGGAAGTACGTTGGGGATGAGAAGGCAAATGGGGGTCATTACACTACTATGAGCAGCGAACAGGTGAAGGCGTCGGCCTTGAGTATGGCTCAGGAGTATGTGGGAATTACAGGATTATTGGGTCAGAAACGGTGAAAGTAAGTAGGCAGGTAAGTAGATGGGAAGACATTCCTACTTACCTGCGAAGTTCTGGCGCCGCCATAATTATAGTCCTGTAGGTAAGTAGGTAAGTAGGGGTAAGTAGTGAATATAAAAATATCGTATCGGATCATGGTCCACTGAAATATAAACTAATTTTGGACCACTACTTACCTACTTACCTACTTACCCGATTTTTGGCAGGATTTTATGTTCCTCCAGTAGCAGAAATGGCTGCCGTACAGGTGCTCCATGATGGGTGAGGGTGGGAATTGTAGACAATAAAAAAGCCCCCAGCTGGGGGCTGGGGGCTACTTGGTGGGTGCCCTTCTGGGCGGCTTGGGCTTGTCCTGCTTGGGTTCGATCTTGGGGAGGTATTCGGCTATGGTTGGGGCTTGTCCCAGACCGCGCTTGGTCTCCTGTTCGTTCACGAACCTGGCCGCCTTCTCCATGGGATCCTCTTCCTGGGTAAGCTGCGATTCCAAGAAATTGGGGTAGGCTTCCCGAGTGGCGATGGCCTCTTCCAGGACGTTGGTAAGTATGCCGTCTGGAGTAGTATCGACCTTGGGAGCTGCCTTGGTCTTGGGGACCGTACCCTCGGAAAAGCTCACCACCGTGCCGCTGGGAAACTCGATGTGTCTGGGGAACGAGTACGAAACGTCGCCATACATGACGTAGGTATATGCGCCCGACGGTGTCCGAGTGACCCTGGAGAGAAGCTGGGCTCCATCCTCTTCCACGAGGTGGTAGCCATCGGTTTGGACGCCACGCTTCGGGAACGGGAACTTATCCAGCTTGTACTCGGTGTTGTTGACTATGGCTTTCATGGTAATCTCCTGAGTTAGATGGTGACCCACGCTCCATCCCTGGAGCGTGAGGTGTTGCGCGACGGTACTAAAGAAGGCGGACCTCTGGGCTCCAGGGAACCCCCACCAGGCCGAACCTCCAGCCTAGACCCAAGTCTATACCTTCCTGCGAAAAAGGCTAATTGAAAGATTCTATAGGCTGGTTAGCGTAGTTTATGTAGTTCCGTTCTCCCTTTCGGCTCGGTATCGGCGAGCGTTCGCCGATACCCCTAGGACCGATTTCTAGGGGCCTAGAAGGCGCTATCTCCCCCTACCCTACCCTACCCTACCCCCGACGCTTCTAGCGCCTTCTAGGCCCCTAGATTCTCGTCCCGGCTCCGGCTCCGGCTCCGGCTCCGGCTCCGGCTCCGGCTCGATGGCCCGATAGGGGCGCGCCCCAAGCCCTTCCGCCAGCGCAGGAGGCGTTAGCACCGCTGGGCCAGGGTAGGGTCTGGGCCAGCGGGCGATCGCGCCTCTACGCGAATAGAAGCGTCCGCTAATATACCGATAGGATACCCGAACGGGATAGAGGGTCTAGGACGTAGGGATAGCGCTGATACCCGAACGGGATAGTGCGGATATACCGTAGGGATAGGGCTGGCGGGGCCAGGGAGCGAGGGGCACGCGGCTGGGCGGCCCAGGTGGGGAGGGTCGGGGTGCTCGCGGTGGGGGTGGGCCCAGCATGAGGGGGGGTGGCCCTAAACCGCCAAAAGGCCCCTACCCCTGCTATGAACTAAGCGGGGTAGTTGCATTCTAAATCTGACCAATCTCAAAAGGTGAACAAGTACCTTCCCACCTAGTTGAGTTCTCAAAAGGTGTACAAGTCTAGTATGGACAAAATGACCCTTTACTTTAGGATAGTACAGGAGTATGCTACTCGCATGGTTGAACTGCTTCCCGCGCTGAACTCTTCGGACCCGTCGGTTACGGACCTGCTGGAGTTCACAGACGCGGGTGAGCTGTCCCCCCAAGCGAACAGCCTGGTTGAGTACGCAATCCGAAAAGGTCGCAACCCGTACAGCCGCCAGTCGGTGAAGGAAAACTTTGAATCAGCCTTCCAACTGATCGGAGGTGTTCCCAGACTGGCCTTGTGGGCGGATAAGAACCCCACCCAGTTCTTCACCCTGTACGCCAAACTTCTCCCAGCCGCCTCTACGGTGGAGATGACGCTCCCCAGTTGTCCCAAAGACCTGGAGGGGCTTACCGCAGGACAGCTCAAGCAACTGGTGCTACAACATGCTGCAGGTTGACGACATACTCAGGGAGCTGGAGAGAAAGGAGCAAGCCAAGCGCTCGCTCCCAGACTTCGCCGAGTATATGTTGCCCCATCAGCCGTATCCGCACCAGATGGAGTTTTTGACCCTCCCACCGTCCAAGCTGAAGGTATGGTGTGCTCCCCCATCCTCAGGAAAGACCACCTACGGCACGCTGATGACCGCGGCGTGGGAGTTGGGGACTCAGCCAGCTCCTCGCATTCTCATAGTGTCGTTCTCCCAAGAGGCGGCGAGGCACCTGAGCAAGAAGCTGCTGCACCTGGTGAACTCGCCCAAGTATACGGCGCTGTTCGAAGCACCTCCCCCAGCGGACTCCTCAGCTCAACAGTGGAGCACAGCCAACGGTGAGGTGAAGGCTATTGGCATAGGCTCCCCACTGTTCGGGTTTGAGCCCACGCTTGTACTCATTGACGAGCCTGTGGACCGTCGGTCAGCGGAAGCCAACAACCCGAGCAAGTTGAAGCAGCTACACACATGGATGCGGACGGACGTGCTCCCATCCCTCAAGGGGAGTCTGGTGCTGGTATGTCACCGCACCAGCAACCTTGACCTGGCGGCGTTCCTATCCACCAAAACCGCCCTACTGACCCATAGTGCGGACCAGATCGAGGGGTTGGACCCAGAAACTCTGGAAGACGCCCGTACTGACCCACTGAGGTGGAAGACCTGGTACCTTCAGAGTCCTCCCAGTCTGGACTGTGTACAGGACTTCCTGGACGAGATTCCCTATGTCCCCAGAGAGGCGTTCAAGAACTACCACCAGGCGCAGTCGCGGTACTCCATCACCATTGCTCATAGGCGAGCCGGCAAGACGGTGGCGAGAACCAACAAGCTGATCAAAGAAGCCATTCTGTGCGACAAGCCCAATCCGCGCTATGCCTACCTGGCTCCGTTCTTCGTACAGGCCAAGGACATTGCCTGGACCTACCTGAAGCACTACGCCGGGGCCATCCTCGCTGAGGGCGGCAAGATCAACGAGTCTGACCTGTCCGTGACCTTCGGCCATAATGGGGCCCAAATCAGGCTGTACGGGGCGGACAACGCCGACCGCCTGCGAGGCCTGTACTTTGACGGTGTAGTAGCTGACGAGGCGCAAGACATTGCCCCCAGCACGCTGACTCAGATCATCATTCCTGCCCTATCCGACAGAAAGGGCTGGCTAGACCTGTCAGGCACCCCCAAGGGGTGGGGGAACCTGTTGGGGACAGCCTACAAATCCGCAACTCAAGACCCCGCTTGGTTCTGCCAAGTACTCAAGGCCAGTGAGACGGGCATCATTCCCGATGAAGAGCTGGCTCTAATGAGGCGTATGATGCCTGAGAACGAGTACGAACAGGAGTTGGAGTGCTCGTTTGAGGCCGCCATCACCGGAGCGTACTTTGCCAAGGAGATGGCTGAGGCCAAACAGACCGGCAGAATCACTTCAGTGCCCTACGACAAGGCTTTGATGGTACATACGGCTTGGGACTTGGGCATATCAGACAGTATGGTGATCTGGTTCTACCAGCAGGTAGGCAGGGAAGTCAGAATCATTGACGTGTACCAAGCTACCGGCCACGGTTTGGATCACTACGCCAGGGTGTTGAGAGATCGCAAGTACAACTACGGCGATCATTTTGGCCCCCATGACGTGGTCGTGAGGGAGTTGGGTACTGGCAAGTCCAGGAAGGAAGTGGCCCTGGAGATGGGGATTGACTTCGCCGCGGTTCCTAGGCTGTCCCTGAAGGACGGTATTGACGCCGCGCGCCTTCTACTCTCTCGCTGCTGGTTTGACGAGAAGAAGACAGAGTCCGGCATGGAAGCTCTGAGACAGTACCAGGAGAAGCTCGACAAGAAGACAGGAGTATCCTTGGGTCCCCTCCACAATTGGTGCTCCCACTACGCTGATGCGTTCAGAATGCTTGCCGTGGCCCTACAAGACCCCCAACCCAAGAGGTTAGAGCTGGCGTTCGAGTATGGTCACGCGGTAGGAGGGTGGATGGGATGAGTACCTACTCGCTGCATATCGGCCCGGCCAGTCTCTCCATGGGACATACCGAGGCGTTGCCCCACAAGATGAGACCCCTGGTGTGGGAGATCACCAACGTGTTCGTCCCAGAAGAGCACCGCAACAAGGGTTGGGGAAGCAAGCTCATTCAGCACGCCTGCGAAACCGCGGACATTCAGAAGATGCTGCTAGTTCTTCATGTTGAAGAGGGGAACGAGCACCTCATTGACTGGTATGGCAAGTTCGGATTTCAGACAATCCAACAAGAGCCTGAGATATTGATGGCTCGCAGCGTTCAACCCGTACTCCACAAGGTACACTAATGGCCGACCAGGAAAACGACGACATCATCAAGCAGGCCGAGAAGCGCCTGGGAGTGTGTCGCACTGCCGAGAACGACAACTTCAACGACGCACGTGGGGATCTGAAGTTTCTCAAGGGAGAGCATTGGCCTGAAGACTCCAAGCGTCAACGCACCATCGAGAAGCGCCCCTGCTTGACGATCAACAAGCACCCGGCGTTCCTGCGACAGATCACCAACGATCAGCGCCAGAATCGTCCCAGCATTCACGTCCATCCGGTAGATGACGCGGCTGACCCCAAGATCGCCGAAGTGCTGGAGGGTATGATCCGCCACATTGAGTACTCCAGTCAAGCCGACATATGCTACGACACGTCGGTCAATTCAGCCGCCGCGGTGGGGTTTGGGTACTTCCGGTTCGTCACGGACTATGAGGCCCCCGACTCATTCGATCAGGTGATCAAGTTCGACCGCATCAGGAACGTCTTTTCGGTCCATATTGACCCGTCTATCAAGAGTCCAGACGGTAGCGACATGCGGTACTGCTTTGTAGAGTCCTCCATGACTCGCAGAGAGTTGAGACAAGAGTACCCCAAGTCGGAAGCGGCCACTATCAGCGCCATTGACGATGACGACGAGAAGGAAGTGGTCATCCTTGAGTACTACAGCATTGAAGAAGCTCCCGACACCCTCATCAAGCTGTCCAACGGCGAGACTGGGTTCAAGAGCGATCTGGTGGAGCTGCCCCCTGGAGTGGAGATCGTACAGCAACGCCCATCGTTCAAACGCAAGGTCATGTGGAGGAAGCTGGCGGGGTTTGACGACAAGGTTCCTGGGAAGGCCAACCCCATCAAGTATGAGCCGAGAATTACAGACGTTCTGGAAGAAACGGAAATCCCCTGCGACTTCATTCCAGTATTCTTGGTTATCGGCACCGAGCTGGATATTGACGGCAAGGTGACCTACTCCGGCATCATCAGAGACTCCAAAGACTCTGCCATGATGTACGACTTCTGGATGACGTCGGCTACGGAAGAAGTCAGCATGCGACCCAAGTCCCCCTACATTGGGGCTGAGGGTCAGTTCGCGGGTCACGAGGAAGAATGGCGTCAGGCCAACGTCAGGACGTTCTCCTACCTGGAGTACAAGCCCAAGACCGTCAACGGCGTACTGGCTCCGCCTCCGCAGCGCCAGCCTATGGCCGATGTGCCCCAGGGCGTCTTGCAGATGGCGATGCATGCCTCGGACGAGATCAAGGCTGTCACGGGCATCTACGACGCCTCACTGGGAGCCAGAGGGAACGAGACCAGTGGACTGGCGATCAACTCGCGCAAGAAGCAGGGCGATCTGTCCAACTTCCACTATATCGACAACCTCAGCAGAACGGTACGTCACGCTGGTAAGTGCTTGGTCAATATGATCCCCAAGGTGTATTCAGGGCCCAGGATCGTCCGCATCATCGGCAAAGATGACAAGATCAGCCACGCCAAGATCAACCAGCCGGGACCAGCTCAACTTACTCAGGACGAACAGGGCACCATACAGGCGGTCCAACAGGTGATCAACGACGTTACTGTTGGCAAGTACGACGTCATCGTTCAGTCTGGCCCAAGCTTCTCGTCGTTGAGGGATGAGTCCAGGGCAGCTATGATGGAGCTCAGTGGAAGTTGGCCCAAGCTCATGGACGTGGCCGGGGACGAGGTGGTGAAGTCCATGGACTGGCCCGGGGCATCGAAGATCGCTGACCGCATACGCAAGACCATACCGCCTGCGCTGCTTGCCGAAGATGGTCAGGGTCAACAACTTCCCCCGGAAGTCAAGCAGGTCATGGATCAGGCGGCCAACCATATTCAGGAGTTGGAACAGCAACTGCAGGAAGCTCAGAACGGTACCAGGCTGGAGCTCATCAAGGCTCAGAAGGAAATTGAGATCGCCAAGATGAA